GATCTCGACGCAAAGCGTGCTGTTCGTAGGCACAAAAGACGAATGCGAAGCAGAGATCGCGAGACTTGGGCTTGTTGACGTTTCCGCCCAAGGGAATGATAACGGACTCGACATACACGCTGACGCTTGAGAAAGCATTGACTGACACTTTCGTTCTCGCGCTCCAGCAAGAGATGCAGAGCGCATTGGTGGTGACCGCAGCGGAGAACTTCGGCACGATGACGCTTCCGGCCTGCTTTGTTAAATGCACGCGGCAGCGCGAAAGCATTATCGACTCAGCCATTTTCCAGTTCAGCGTCGATATCGCGTTGATCGTGCAGGCCGACGACATGGATCAGATGGCAATGGAGAATCTGTGGTCTCAGGTGCTTTGTATTTCGCACGACATAACCGGACTCAAGACCAAGCTCAACGCAGTCCGTCCGCAATACGCTTTCGTATTCGGCATCCTTCGGGACGGGCCAGTTTCACTATCTTCAAATGAACGGCATTTCGAGCGTTCGGTAACGATCACCGTTCACGCCGCGCTTTTCGCAAGTTGACAATTTCCACGAATTACTATGCCAGCAACCGTCATCACTAGCTCTGTCGCCTCGGGCGTCGAATTCGGCCTTCTCCAAGAGACAGGTCTTCTTCTTAATTCATTCTCTCGCTCCGTTCAGAGCGACAAAGCAACCGTCATGGACGCCCTCGGCGATACCGTCGCAGTTGCGTATTTCAACAAGTCCGCAACGATCAGCCTCGACGGCGTCATCAACGGCGGCGTTGCCTACGAACTCGCCAACGTGCTCACGCTCGCCAACGATACGTCATCCTACGGTGTTTCCGGCGGTGCTGTCATCGTTGATTCCGTTTCCGAAACCACAGGCGCCGGCACATTCAAAACGATCACCGTCTCCGCAACGCAGTATCCAGAGATCGTCTAAAACCCTGGCTGATGCCGCTGGCTCCCCGGCTAAAGGGAGCCGCCTTTTTATATACGAACTAAATATATGGACGCAAACAAGAAATTCTTTCACACGATCAACCTCAAAGCCGCTGTGGCACTCGCTACAATGGGCTTCAAAATGAACTTTCCACCGGTCACTCGACTGGTTCGCACCGACGGCAAAGAATCAACGGAGTTTTGGTTTGAGGGCGAGAACGCAAAAGGCCAAGACGCCTCTCAAGTCTATCGCCAAATGACCAAGGAAGGCGACGAACTCGAAATCAAAGACCCAGAAAATCCGCTTTGCTACATCCGCGCCGCATTGGCGAACAGGGATGTCCTTGTGGACATCATCCGCAATACGCCGCGACTGATCGAGATCGAGCACAACGGCAAACGCATCGCCATTTCGGAAAATGCTTCGGACAAGACCAAGCAGGAAATGACCAGATTTTTAAAATAATGAAAAAGACACAAAACACAGACCTAGTAAAAGACGACGAAATTCTCCGTATCCAAGCAATGGAAGACGGGCCGAAGAAAGTGAATGGGCGCATCCTGCGACCGATCACGGCGCTTACGATCTCATGGATGCAACGCAATGAAGTATTTAGCGGCAACATGGACTTGGTATGGAAATCTGCCGCATTCGCATACCTGCACAGCGAGCCGTATAGCGCGATCCGCTCGGTCGTCAATGACCGAAGCGCATTCATCAACGCTGTAGATTCGTGGATCGAAAACAACATGATCCATCACCTTGAAATATCGGCAATGACGGACGCGATGAACGCCGCCTTCGAGCTTTACAACGCATCGGCAACTCAATCAAAAGAAGGATCGGGGTCGGGAAACTAAACGGCCCCAACTGGCTTGCGGCTTACGTCTTTCGACTCGTCAAGCTGACCGGCTGGGGCTTCGTTCACATCCTAGAAGAGCTTCCATTCGCTGTTGGCTTGCAGTTGCTCCAGGCTGACGACTACGCAAACGGTATCCACCGCCCGTGGTCGCGCAACAACGCAAGCGTCGATGTTGACGCTCTCGCCACCATAGAAGACACGCTCGCAAAATATGGCAAAATTCAAATTCGAGAGCTTGAAATTTGAGCAGATTATGAAAGACTACGCAGAGATACGCGAAGTCACGATTCCTGACGCCGTCATGCTAAACGCTCGTCTTCTTTGCGTGGAGTTGGCTAGAAGAACGCAGCCGTTCGGCGCAGACGACAAGGCAAAACTGACGGGCGAGAAGGCGATTACGCGCGATCTGGTCGGAGGGCGATCATCAAGCGCAGTTCATTCGCAGCGCCGCGCTGGAATCTTCGGAATCATCGGAGAAGCAATGAATATCAAGGGCGGATACGCTTGGTATAAAACAGGCGAAAACGTCCGCTTGTTCGTAGGAAAAGACGGCTACGCCTACGGAACCGAGAAGAGTTACTTTAGACCAGATGCGTCGCAGTCGGATATGCGATCATTCCACAAGAAGTTTTTTGTGAATGGCAAGATGTCATCCGCAGGCTCGCGAGATCGCACTATCGGACGGTGGAAATTCCTAGATAAAATGTTTGTGAGCGAGGCCACGATGAACTCTTACAAGGAAACCGTCTTGAAAAAGGTGGGCATTGCAAAAGCAGGATGGGCATCGTGCGCACTCAAGCTCAAAAAAGTAAACAAGGGAAGCCTAACCGCAGGCTTTCCGAAATGGGTTACAAGGCATACCGGCGACTTCGACAACGGGCGCGTGCAGGATATGACATCGGACTTAAAAAACCCAAGAGTTGAAGTGACGAACAAAACGCCGTGGGCTGACAAGGTCATTCCAGAGACTGAAAAGGAATTTGCCAAGGCCGTTGTTGCTACAAAAATGAAAAAGCAACTCGAAGCCATCCTAAAAAAGAGACAAAAAGGGCTTATAGAAACTTAAATAAAATGGCAGACGTAACAGTAGAATTTGGAGCAACAGACACCGGACTTGAGAAAACGCTCAAGGCCGTTCAAGACGAACTTACTCAGCTGAAGGGCAAGGTGTCGAGCGGTGAGCTTTCCATGACCGAACTCGAAAGCACGATGAAGCGCATCGGCCAGGTTACGACGATGGAAAAGAATATTAAAGCCATCGGAGATTCATCCACCGCAACATCGCCAAAGGTCGAAGAGCTTAATTCTGACATCAAAAAAACTGGGGATAACTCGCTCGATGCTGGAAATAAAAGCGAGATAGGATTTGGCAAAATAGGTATTGCTGCCGGTATTGCGGGAGCCGCCGCCAAGGTTGGATCAAAAGTCATTGAAGCGGCATTCGATGCGGCTAGACAGGTTGTCGAAGGTTTTGGTCAAGCCATTGACTTAGGCGGACGCCTTACCGACTTGTCATCTAGGACGGGAGAGACTGCCGGAAAACTTTTAGTTCTTGAAAAGGCGTTTACAAATACCGGAGTGAGTTCGGATGCTGTTGGAACATCGCTCAACAAGATGCAAAAATTTATGGTGGACGCCGCGCAAGGTGGACAAGCGCAAGCCGACGCATTGAACCGACTTGGCATTACCATGAGCGAACTTGCTGGGAAGACGCCAACAGAACAGATGGCAGTTTTCGCGCAACGCATCGCAGGAATTCAAGACCCAGCGCAGCGCGCCGAAGCCGCGATGTCGATCTTTGGTAAATCCGGCGGGGAGCTTCTTCCTATCCTTCAAAACTTCAGTGGGGAAATTGAGGCAGCGAGCGGTCAATTAGGATCGATGCCAGGGGTGATGGATCGTTCCGCGAAAGCATTTGATTCGCTTGGCGAAAATATGGAGACAATTAACTCCAAGGTCATGCAGTTCGCCGCTGGCTTTTTGGAAGGTGCATTGCCAGCATTGAATAAATTTACATCCGCGCTCAGTGGCGTTGATGCCGCTGGATGGGGGCAAGCAACGATGGATGTAGTCACTCGAATTGCAGATAGATTGATCGGAGCATTTCAAGATCCGCTTGCCGTTATTGCGGCCTACGGCACATCATTTGAGGTCGCCGTAAAGACTTTCGGAAATGCCTTTTTCAATACATCCTCCACGGTCATTGATTTTTTGGTTCAGTCGATGGAGACAAATTTAGCGTCAGCGATTACAGCCTACGTCGGGGGTGCGCTTACGGATTCCGCTCTTACCTTCGGGCGACACATTACCGAGGCACTCATGACATTCTCCGCAGCGATATCCGAGTTGCCAGGCTTTCAAGCCGCAGGCGACGAAATGTTTAGAGTGCTCGACGCCGCAAATACCAAGCTAGGCGAGGCGCAGATTGCAAATATGGGCGAGACCGCCAAAGCCGCCGCCAAAGTCACTGAGGAGTTCGACAAAACAGCATCGAAGACCCGAGTCTTTAAAGAGGACTTTTTTGGTGCCGAGGAGGCCACCAAGCGGATGAATGAGGAGATGGACGCTATTGAGGCCAGCGGCAAAACCACCCGCGAGGATTTTCTAGGAACCGAAACCAGTACTTCAAATACGGCTAATAACATTAAAAATGCCGCTGATAATTCCAATATATCGGCAATCAATTTCGGTTTGGTGAACTCGTCTTCGTATTCCGCATCTGAGTCGTCAAAGAAATCAAAAGATCAGTCTATTGAGACAGCGGTAGAATGGTCAAAGGTAGCTGGGTCGGCATATACCGCCGAAACGTCAACAAAAGCGGCGGCGGCAGAGATGGTTAAAACCGCAAGAGAAATGTCGCAAGCTGATATGTCCAAGTTATTCAGCCAAGCCAAGCAGGACTTGAGGGACATGGGTGGAGACATGGAAATCCTTGGCAAAAAAGTTACAAATATTCCGCAGCTTGCCGAGGCTTTAGGGATCGAGACAGCCAGTAAAAGCTCAAAGATATTAATCCAAGAAATTGGAGCAGAGATTAAAAAAATCGGGAAAGAACCGATCGAGATCAACATTAAATTTTCTCCAGAAAAGTTTGCCGCAGGATTGGAATCGCTTCGCACCTCATTTGAAGGTGCTTTTCAAGATATCCCATCAACGATAAATGCCGCGCCGTCGATTGCAGAACAGGCAATAGATGCAACCGATGCGTTCGCTCGACCGATCCCGCTGAACTTAGATGGGTATGATTCGATTGCTGACGCGAAGCAATCCGCGCTTGATAATTTTGCGAATCCAATCCCATTAAATATGTCTGGAGATAGTGCCGCGAATGAAGTTTTAGGAGTAGTTCAGAACGCCTTTGCTTCGGCAATTCCGTTGTCGATGGATGGATCAAATGCAGCCGCTCAAGCATGGCAAACAGCAGAGAACGCCTTTGCAACGCCTGTAAACACAAGTTTGTCGCTGGATACGTCAGCCGCCGTGCAAACGGCAACAAGCAACCTCGGCTCAATCCCCACCACGCTTGACGCAGAAAAGAGCGTGAAAGGTATTCGAGACTCGGTTAAGGACGGCATCGAGCTTGACGTGGCCGCGAAGTCGGGCGTGAGCGGGTTGCTGGATGCGATAAAGACCGCAGTCGAAGCGATCAAGACCGCTGTTGAAAAAATCGAACCAAAACTACCAACCGCAGCACTAATTTAAAGGATTTTTATGGCAGACCCAAAAAAAGTCAAATATATATATCACGGCTCAACGGATTGGATACCGCAAGCCAATCGTACGGTTAAAACATACCGAAGTGGGTTATGTATGATTACGCAGGACTTCATTTGCCGAAATGACGGCAAAGCGGACTATTTTGCTTTTAAAGAAGGGGACTTATTTCAAGACTCAGATCCGTGCATGGACAACGCCTACATATTCCCAGATCCGACCTATCAAGATTTGGGAAATGGATTTATTAACTGCTCGGTTACCGCGTATGGGAGAGTAAACTCAACCGGAAACATAGAGAGGGGGAGGACAGAGACAAAAAAGACGACAGTAGTATTTGGTCTTGAAGATGGAGTATTATTTACAACAACTAGAACTGATAGTTATTATCTTGATCGTGCAACGCAAAGAATCGTTGCAAAAAAAGGTGAGGTCGTTGGTTTACCAGGTGTTGATTTGTACGTTTATGATTCATATTTTGAAAAATTTCCAGGCCCTTCTCCAAGAACCGTTGAATTGTACGAGGGAACTTCGTTTGGCGAATTTATAGAGTATGTTATTGTAATGCAAGCCAATTTTGGAATATAATTATGGTGAATTTTCTTAATGTTTTTTCCACTTTGGTTAAGTCAGCGTCTAAGGCTGGTGGATACCCATATCAGATTAAAGCACAGGATTTGGATCAAAATTTTGTTTTTGCGGCATTAGATGCTGATGACACATTAATTGAGAAAACGACAGGTCAAGGGGGGCATCCAGCGCGCAAACTAAAAATTCCGCCCATTGTGGAAAATAGCGATAAAACATATGTACTAGGGACGGTAAAAGGGGAATTAAAATGGATCGCAACCGAGGAGTGCTAATATGATCCTAGGCCGAACACCAGAAGGCGCGATCAAGATAAAGAAGGACGGCGGCCTTCGCGCTGTGAATTGCGCGTGTTGTGGGTGTGGGTGCAATGGGGTTGCAATACCAGAAAACTTACGATCACTTTTTGAGGACGCAACAATAGATTCAATAACGATGTGGGGATATGCTCCAGAAGATTTTTTTTCGCTTGGCCCAGCAGAAGGATATCCTGAAGGTTCTTGGTTAGCAGATTGGTTTGTAACTGATGGCGATTTATTTATCCTTGGAAGTTTGGTTTATTCTACGGACGGATGCTTATACGGGCCAGCTAGTGCAATGGAATATCAAAATCTTACGGGAATTAACGGAGCTGTTTTTTTGGGCAAATTAGACGGTTGTATACCTCCAGAGCTTACAGGTGTGACAGGAACTTTTACCATAAATGGAGCGGGTGAATTTCCGTGGTATTACCTGATAGGAGACGAATATACATCTTCCCCACCTCCGAACATTGTTGTTTCGTGAATCCGGACTTTATAGAACGCCGCGCCCAAATGCTCGCACGCTTCGGCAACGCCGCGCACCGCTTCGCTCGCGCAGGCTTCGCGACCACCCCACCCGAAGCACTCGCCACCCGCGAAGCAACGTGCCGCGCCTGTCCCGAATGGGACGCGCAGGCACTCAACGCCACCGGCCGCTGTCGCAAATGCGGATGCTCGACGTGGGCCAAACTACGCATGGCAACCGAGCGATGCCCAATAGGCAAATGGGAAGCTGTTGACAAAACACCCGAATAAATGGCACGCGATCTTTTTATTGACACAACCAACCGCAGGCTGGCGACGAGCTTGACGAGCCTTGCACCGGCTACAACGCCGCGTTTCGTAAAGGGCGACAACGGCGCAATAAACCTCTACTTTCTGGAAGCAACAGGCAACATCACTACTCCGTTTAACGTTGTGGATTACACCGGAACAAGCGTTAAATTTGGCGTAGGAAGCCGCACAGGCACGCCAGCATCCGGCACATTTACTCTCTCGTTTGGAGGCCAAACCAGCGGCGCGATAGGATTCAGCGCGACAGCAGGCGCGATATCGTCCGCTCTCAACTCGCTCTCAACTGTCACCGCCGCAGGATCGGTCAGCGTTGACGGCACGATGGCAACCAACTTTGTCGTCTCATTCAACAGCGTCGGCACGCAGGGCGCGATCACCGGCAACTTCGCCCGACTCATTCCGACCACTACAGCTCTGATAGACGAGCGCATCGCAGGAGACGCCACCAACGCTGAGATCCAAGAGCTGCAACTTAGACTCGCGCCCGCAGTCTACGAACCGACATGGACGGATCTCGGAACGGCCATGACCGTCAGCGTAGCAACAACGCTAACAGGCTCGACGCTCAACAACGAAATTCAGCGCGTGACGTTCTCCCGCGCTCCGTATCTCGGCAGCTATCGCTTCACTGTTCCCACCTACAACGTCGATATCGCCAGCACCGTCACGGACGGCGTCTTCATTACGACGAGCAACCACGGACTGACACTCTCCCAGCCTGTCGTTCTAACAGGCTTCACCGCGCTCACCGGATACACGGCAGGGCTTCAATATTTCGTTCGCTCGATTCCTCAGACGACCGAGTTTTTGCTAGGAGTAACGGCAGGGGCAGTCGCGATCACGACTGGAACAGGCACGGTTACGACCGGCAGCGTAGCTACTACGATCCTACGCCAGACCGATCCGCTGGACGCAAACACGACCGCCGCGCAGTTGCAAACAGCATTGCAAGCACTCGATAGCATTGGCACAGGAAACGCGACCGTTGTCGGAGTGCAAAATAGCTACTACGACATCAATTTCAGCGGAGACAAGGGCTTCACCGATCTTCCAACACTCCAAGTGCAAAGCGGCTTGACCGCAGCACCCGGCAAGACCGCCGCCGTCGATTTTAACACGTTCGGCGTTCGCGATCTGTTGCTGAATGCAACCTCGGTCACGACCGAGATCGAGGTCGAGTTAACGACCGCAGGCGAGCGCAGCACGATTATTCTCCAATCATGCACTCTAACCGAAGAACTCATCAGCCAAGGCGGTCTGAGCTAAAATGAGCGGGCACACTTTTAATACATTTGTCGGAACGAGCGCACCAGCAATGGCGGTTCTCATATCCTTCTCCGAAGTCGAGGCGTGGCTTCGCATCGCTTCTCTCTTGCTCGGAATTTGCATCGGTGCGGTATCGCTGTATAAAATGCTGAAAGCTAAAAAACCATGAAGACACTATTCTCGAAATTGAAAGAACCGTCCACTATTCGCGGGGTCGCGATCATCGGCGCAGTTGCCGGTTTGAGCTTGGAACCAGCGAAATGGGATGCAATTGGAGCGGCTCTTGCGGCAATCATTGGCTTGATCGAAATCTTCCGAAAGGAAAAATGAACGCAAAGCAAATCGCGCTGTGGATGATCGTTCTCAGCTTTGCGTTCTTAGGCATGGCGTTCTTGACTTCATGCGCTGGATTTCAAAATCCGTCGGTATGTCTCAAGACGGACTACGGAACACTTTGCTACGAACTCCCAGAAATACCATCGCTCAAAAAATGACCTTTGACGACCGCTCGGAGATCCAGCTTGCAACGCTCCACCCCGAAGCTCAAAAGGCCGCGCGCGCCTTCCTAGGCGCTGCAAAGGTCATCTCTGCAAAGGTGGGTTGCGACGTTAAAATCATCAGCGGAACCCGCTCCTATATGGAGCAAGATGCGCTCTATGCGCGGGGCCGCACAACCCCAGGGAAGAAAATCACGATGGCGTCTGCTGGCCACTCAAATCATAATTTCGGCATCGCTTTCGATATCGGTATTTTTCGCGGCAAAGAATATTGCGGAGAGCACCCGCTCTATAACGAACTCGGCACGCTCGGAAAGAGCCTTGGCCTTGAATGGGGTGGCGACTGGAAATTTGTTGACGAACCCCACTATCAGCTACGTCCGCATTGGGCGAAGGGCATGACCGAGCGAGATATGCTCGCTAATTTACGCAACCGAGTATCTAAAAAAATAGACGTTCTTGCTTGAAAAAACGAAAACAACCGACGGTTGAATCAGAGCGTGCGGAAGCACTCGCGGAAGCGAAGCGCATCCTGTCGGAGCATTATGATTGCGGCCTCGCCATCGTATCGTGGGAGCAAGGCGGGGAGACGATGCACGGGGAATTTGTATTCGGCAACAAATACGCCGTGGAGGGACTCGCGGGGGACTCGTTCAGCATTTTATTCCCAGACGCAGAAGAAGAAGAGGAGGAGGACGAAGAGGCATGAAAATGACACTTGAGTATGACGAAACAGAGCGATACGAGCACGAAGTTGCCTGTAAGGCGCTTGATATTTTAATCTTGGTGGATGACATAGACCAAGAACTCCGAAGCGCACTCAAGCACGAATCCGGAGCGTTTGCGAAACTTGATGAAGATACGATGGAGGCCGTCCGCGCTTGGATATGGGAAGAACGAACCAAGCGAAACATCCCAGAGCTGATATGAAGGGCTGGAAAAAATGGATGGCAGTCGGATGCTCTCACGGCGATCAGATCGACCCAGATGCACGAAAAAGTGTCTTGACGTTCCGAGACCGCTGGAAGCCCGACACGACCATCCATCTTGGAGACTTCTTGGACTTGGCAGCCTTCCGTTCTGGTGCTATCTCCGACCCGAACTCAAGCGACCGCGCCGCGAGCATCAGCGACGATCTTTCCGCCGGCATCGACTTCCTTCACGAACTCCGGCCACAGCATATTCTCTACGGAAACCACGAAGCCCGGCTCTACAAGCTCGCGTCTTCACCCAACGCGCTTGCGGCTCACGCCGCAACGCTCACGATCCAAGCGATAGAGAAGACCGCGAAGGAACTAAAAGCGCGGCTGTATCCATATCACATTCGATCTTTTTACGAGCTAGGCGGATGCAAATTTATCCACGGGTATATGTATAACGTGCAGGCCATCCGCGACCATGCGGAAACCTACGGGCAATGCGTCATGGCTCACCTACACCGAGTCGGATGGGAACGCGCACGCACGCTTGACGGGCCTAGCGGATATTGCACCGGAATGCTGGCTCGTTTTGATATGGAATACGCGAGCACGCGCCGTGCAACCTTCGGATGGTCGCAGGGCTTCGCGTATGGCTACTACAAAGATAATTCAATAAATATCAACCTATGCGAAAGACGACAAAACAACCCGTGGCTATTGCCGCTGTAAACAAAGCGTGGGAGGCTTTTTACAAAGTCTCAAAGCACGAGAGCGAGGCCGATCTTGAAAAACAGGGGTGGAAGACCGCCCGCGCTATTGCAGGCGAGACCAAGTCAACCATCGCCGCAACTAATTCTCGTTTAGAAATTGCGATTAACAAAACTCAGATTGAGTCAAAAAAGGCTAGAGTAATGACGAAGCAAGGACTCCGCGAGGTAAATTTCTTTCGACCGATTGTAAAATAAAAAAGCCCGCAGAGGCGCATGGGCATTGGTTGCGCTCATTTGTAAAGACTTTTCCCAAGAATTATTTTCGCACTTCGCGAAAATTTTTCTTTTCATCTTTTAGAAAATGGAGGAGGGTTTGCACATCGAACGGGACGAACCCGAACGAAGAAACCAAAACAGAAAACCAAAAATGAAAATCAAAGTTGCACTAAATACTAAAGGCCGCGAACTCTCCGACTCCCTAGACAAAGTAAACGGCAAGGCTAGATCAGCCACAGCATCAGCAATGGACATCCTCAACGCGACAGAAATTGCCGAGAAGCAACTCGCCGCATTCGGTATTGCGAAATCATCACGCATCGGAGCCGAGATGACATATACATCCGGCGGCTCGGTTGCAAAAGCCTACAAATACACGCGCATCGTAAACCGGATCAAAGCAGTTCGCGGCGGCTCTTATTGGTATGTGACCAGCATCGACCGCGTTGAGCTTTTTCCGAACCAAGACGGCGGAATCAAAGTCGGCCTAAACGCCGATCAAGAAAAGACCGCTCTCGCCGGTATCCGCGCAAAATTCTACAACATCTAATATGGAACCACTAACATTTCTCGCACTATTCGGAATATGCACTTGCTGTGCCTTTATCGCTGGTTATCTAATCGGCAACATCAAAGCAACCTGCGAGATGGAACAGGCTCGCAAATGGTGGATGAACCGCCAAATCCGCAGGGAGCGGAAATGATGACCGCTGAGGAGCTACATGACGCGGAATGCACCTTTACGCGCAATTTATTGTGCGGGATGATACAGCAGGCAGTTTACGACATAAAATGTGAAAAAGTCTTTTTGAGCAAACAACTAAACGAGGCTCAAGAACTTGACCGAGAGTCAGCAATTCACTTTATCAGATCGAAAGCATTCCAAGGCATTTGCGACGTTCTCGCACTTCCGGCAGATAAAATTAAAACTAGAGCATTAAAATATGATATTGGCATTAGATCCGGGGACAACACACACCGCTTTTATTCAACTCGACCGAGGAAAGATAATTGATCACGGTCACTTTCCCAATGCCGAGATCCGTCAGATTCTTATCGGTCGCGAATACACTCGATGCGCCTGCGAGATGATCGCCAGCTACGGCATGGCAGTCGGAGCCAGCACATTCGAGACGTGCGTATGGATCGGACGATTCATAGAAGTGGCACGGGTGGACGTGGAGTTGATCTTTCGTAAAGACATTAAGCTTTTCCTATGCGGCACGATGCGAGCCAAGGACGCGAACATTCGCCAAGCCTTGCTCGACAAGATCGGGCCTCAGGGAACAAAGAAAACCCCAGGGCCGACTTATGGAATTAAGTCGCACACTTGGGCGGCATTAGCTGTGGCCGTATTCGCAGCACAAAACAACAAAGGAAAATAGAAAATGAAAATAGAAATAGAAAAAGAAGATAAAATTGAAAGCTGTGCATCGTGCCGCTTTTGCGAAGTTATGGAGGACATTAGCGTTGCTGAATGCAGACACTCACCACCATCAATCTTTGCGATGGATGACGGGTGCGATGAATATCCCAAGGTTGGATGGGAATATCATTGGGGATGGGACTTTCAATATAGATGCTCATTTTATTCTCTCAAAACAAAAATCAACAAATAACAAAAAACAAAACATATGAAAATAACTAAAGGCAAACAAACACGCGCCCAGCGCGTAGTACTCTACGGAGTGGAGAGCGTAGGCAAAAGCACATTCGCGGCCAAGTTCCCCAGGCCGCTATTCTTGGACATCGAGGGCGGCACGTCCCACCTAGACGTTGACCGTTGCGAGATCAACACCTGGAAGCATCTCACGGACGCATTGGCAGAAGCCAAGACGACCGACTACAAAACCATCGTAATAGACTCGGCAGATTGGGCAGAACGCCTGTGCGTTGAAGACCTTCTAGCCACCAGCAAAAAAACCAGCATCGAGGATTTCGGCTTTGGCAAGGGCTGGGTGATGGTCGCGGAAAGAATGAGCCGGTTCTTGTCATCTGTCGATCAGTTAATTGACGGCGGCAAGAACGTCGTTCTTATCGCTCACAGCAAGATCGTCCGCTTTGAAGCTCCAGACGCCTTGGCAGCATACGATCGCTACGAGTTGAAACTCAGCAAACAATCGGCGCCGTTGCTTAAAGAGTTTGCGGACGAGCTTTGGTTCTTGCGTTTCAAAACTAAGGTATCGACGACCGACAGCGGCAAGGGAAAGGGCATCGGCGGTAAAGAGCGCATCATCCTAACCACTCACTCCGCAGCCTACGACGCAAAGACGCGCAGCGGCCTTGCGGAAGAACTCCCGCTCGAATGGGCATCGGTCGCGCACTTGTTCGAAGCCGTTGCAAGTAAACAGCCAGATCATATCGTTGAAGCCGACGAAATGGTCGGATGGCAAGCACGGCTCGCAGAGCACGAAGGCGCGGTGAACCAGTTCTTGATTGCTCGCGGCGTCCTTACGAGCGAACAGACGTGGCGCGACTGCGCACCGGAATACCTGCACCGCGTTGCACTTCGCGTCGATCAGTTTGTCAATACGGCGGTCGAATGGAGAAAGGCGAATTCGTGACAAATACTACCCATTATTTGTCACAAAAAATGAGCAAAGAAATCTCACCTTCAACGCTTCCTAAGCTCGCCGAGTGCGCTCTCTTTGAGGGCGCAGGCGGCACGAGCGCGGCAGCGGAGCGCGGCACGGCGGTCGATCTTGCGATCCGCAACCTTATCTCGGCAGAACATGACGTTGCAATAGTTGGCGAAGACGCTGGTGCTATCGCCTACGGAGTCGAAGAACTGACGCGCCTTGCAAAAGGATCGTTCGTCGAGACTCGCGAAGAATACTTGGCGATGGCAGTTCCTGGACTTAGTAAGCTCGGCACGGCTGACGCGGTCTGTAAAGCCGAGAAGTGGGTCGCCGACATCAAGACAGGCCAAGTGCGGAACTATCGCGAGCAACTCGCGGCCTACGCATTGGCGTGTATGGAAGACAACTTCGACACGAGTTGGACGGCGCACGTCATATATGTCGATCAAAAGATGAATCGTAGCTATGACTTTAGTTACGAGGAAGCCAAGCAGATCACTCAGCGCACAATCGACCGCGCAACAAGCGCGGAGGCGAAGCCGACGCCTTGTGAGTATTGCTCTTGGTGTAAGCATTACAACAACTGCAACGCCATTGTGCGGCAGGCTGAGAGTGCCATCGCGCTAATTCCAGACGTAACCGGCAACAGCATCGAGGCGATCCGCCAGCGAATACTTGCAACAGCCGAGAGCATGGGAGCATTCGCGAAAGAGTGGAAGCTCGCCGAAAAGGAGATCGCCGAGCCGGTGCTCGGTCATCTCAAAACGAGACTCGAAAACGGAGACGAAGTCCCCGGATGGAAACTAACAAGCATGAGCGGACGCAAGTTTGTGGAGCATGAAGCTATCGCTAAAGCCTCCGAAGGTATCAGCAATGAGACACTAATACTCGCAATGGGCGGTAAGATGTCAGAAAAGAGTTATACTGAGTTTTGCGCCAATAACGGCATTGAACCGGATACAACTGCGATAAAAGCGGGAGCGCCAACAACACAACTCAGACAGACTAAGGTTAAATGAAAATTAATAATATACATAAGGACTATAAAATAGAGTTAGCAAATGTCGCTGCAATTATTATGAGCGGGCTATTATCAACAGGCCATTATACTCATGCAAGAGACCCAGAGAATGGCATGGTATTAGACACTTATGATAATGGAGAAGATTGGAAAGAAAACAAGTTACTTTCAAGGTATCAATATGAAGTATTGGATGATACGAAAGCGTTATTAGAATATTTAATCCGTGGACTTGAGTCAGATTTTATAGAAGACAGTATAAATCAATCTCAAGGTTAAATAATTTCCTCGCTTAGCTGGAAATATCCGGCGGCAGGGGCAAAGGGGGCAGCGCATCCTAAAAAACGCTGACCAACAACAACAAAATAGAAAATACAAATGCCAACATATAAAGCAAGCGAACCTAAACAAGCAGCCGTATACTACGTCGAGCCTGGAACATACGAAGTCGAAATTATCAAGGCCGTCGAGAAGACGAGCCAAGCCGGAAACCCTACCATAAAGCTTGACGTTGCCGTCATCCTTGAAGGCGGCGTAGAAGGGCCGAAGATGTGGGAGCACTTAACTTTTACGCCAAAGGCGGCGTGGAAAGTTGACCAAGTGCTTTCGAGCATCGGTCGTGCAGTCATCCCAGGCGAAGACGTCACGGTCGAAGCCGAAGACTTGATAGGAGAGAAGGGTGTCTGTCTCATTGGAGTTGAGCCAGGACAGACAAACCCAGACCACCAATTCAACTGCGTTGAGCGGTGGTTGTTCGGTGACGAGAAAGTAAAATGGCTCGGCAACCGGCGCAAGCCAGCGGTCAAAACCGACAAGCACATTGTCGCCAAAAGCAACGGCTACGTTGCACAACCCGCTGACGAAACCGACGACATCCCGTTCTAAGAAATGAACGGAACTCTCTCGCTTCGGCTGTGTATTTGTATGAATGAATGTCCTGTTGGCCTACGTCTCGAAAGGGGCGATCCGCTCCCAGTATATCAGCACACATACGACGACTCGCCGGAGGGGAGAGCATTGGCAGAAACCCACCTAGAAAGAATATCAGACTATGTTCGACGGCATAATAAAATTAGCAAACCTAGCAAGACAAGTTAAAGATCATATGATTGATCTTGAAGCTCTAACAAACTTATTAAACAACCGCATTGAATACTTAAATAACGAAAACGATGAACTTCGAAAAGACAACCAACGACTCCGACAATTCTTGTCAGGACAAGATGAGTAGAATGCAGAACTGGAAAGGGTATCCGCTCCGCTGTTGGCCGAACCATCAAGACGACTGCTATCGGTGGGACTGGGAGATTCTCATAGACGGAAAGTGGCTTGAGGTCGTTACTCAGTCCACGCGATGGATGGAGGACGAGGCCGAGGAGGTGCTTCAGCGTTATTTGACAAACAGAGTCAAGTAAATATATTTAAACCTAGGCCGTGAAAAAGCCTTTCAATTCATGCAACCCAAACACCAACAAAATCCATTTTCCCTTCGTGCGCGTCGTAGCCTTTGCATGGGCCAATTTTTCATCCGACAAGCACGAAGGGATTTTTTTACATTATGCAAACGGAACTTCCCGATCATGCTCTCGAAGAGTATGTCATTCGGGCCTTCAATTCATCGCGGAGACGCGGCGCAATCGATAGGCTCGACGTAGCTCAACAATTATTGCCTTACGGCGCCCACCCTGCTTATTGGCAGGCAGCAAAGAAGATTGCCGACCATGTGCTTGATCACATGGCGATGCAATCCAAACTCTATAAAGATGACCAAGGCTGGTGGTATTTAGTCGGAGGCATTCGATGAATATCGAAGAAGCCCGGCAACGCTTGCCATTACCAGAACTCATGGCGAAACTAGGTTTGGGAGACTATGCCAAATCAAAATCCAAATCACCATTCCGAGATGAAAAGACGCCATCATTTGGCATCTACAACTTAGACGGTCGGTGGAGATGGAAAGACCACGGCACAGGCGAAGGTGGAGACGAGATCGATTTCCTAGCCAAGCTCGAAAACAAGAGCAACCATGATGCCATGCTGGCTTATTCTGAACTTGCAGGAATGCCGATCCACGAGAAGCGGCCAGAACCCGCACGGTTCAAGATAAAGACGAGCACTCCGACAGCATCCGACTGGAGCAAGTACAAAACAGCGGCAACAGATGAGTTCCTGCAAGCATTAGCAGGACAGAGGAGCCTATCTTTCAACATAATGAAGATTGCTCGCGACAATGACATCCTTGGCGCATCTGGAGATCAGCCGGCATTCAAATCTGGAGATGGCGCTCACGTCCGTTGCGATAACGGCGCATGGAGATTTGAGCCAAAGGGAACGCAAAATGTTCCACTTGTATTTGGTAATTCAAACTCAAAGAACGTCTACTTTTTTGAGTCTCAATGGGACTTGCTCGCGATTGCCGATAAGCTCGGTGATGATTGGAGTAGTGTTTTATGGGTAGCATCTCGCGGGGCAAGCAACGGCAAATGTATTGCAGAGTTTTCTCAAGACCGACAGGTCTATGCTTTCCCGCAAAATGACGAACCAAAAAAGGATGGCAAAATACCTTCCGAAATCTGGATGCAAGACGCCATCTCATCATGCAAAACAATTCTTCGGGTCAGGACTCCATCAAATTTTAAGGACGCAAATGATTGGGTAGAAGCAAAAGACACAAACAAAAAAACAATCATTTCGGCAATTAAGAACGCTACCGATCCATCGATGGTCGGAGTTGAGATGCACTCATTTGAGGAACTATTCCAATTCGTTCCAAAGGAGGACAACACAACCTTGCTAGGAGATAGATGGGTATGCCAGGGCGGTCAGTTGCTCATCGTTGGGCAGTCCGGCGTAGGCAAATCATCACTGACGGTGCAGGCATCGATGTTCTGGGCATTAGGACTGCCGTTCTTTGGTATTAAGCCGAGGCGACAACTCAAAAGCCTATTCATCCAAGCCGAGAACGACACAGGCGACATGGCCGAGATCGTGCAAGGCGTCATGTCCTATGTCGTCGCAAATGCTGGGATGCCACAAGCGCAAGCAGTAAAATTGCTGACAGAAAACATTACATTTGCCCGCGTGACTTCTCAGACCGGTGCGGACTTCATCGACGTTGTCGGCAGGCTACTCGACAAGAAAGGCGATTGTGACTTGGTATTTGGAGATCCGCTCTTGAGCTATATCGGCGACGATATAAGCCAACAAAGCGTGGCAAGCGCATTCCTTCGCGGTCTCTGCAACCCTATCGCATTTCAGCGTAAATTTGCATGGGTATGGAGTCACCACACCGGAAAGCCGCAAGGCGACTCGAAGAGCCGGGCGCATTGGAACACAAACGACTTCGCCTACGTCGGACTAGGATCATCCGAACTCACGAACTGGGCTAGGGCGATATGCGTTCTCCAAACAACAAAGGAGGATGGCACATTCCGGCTCCTATTAGCCAAACGTGGCCGTCGCGCTGGCGTAGTCGATGAAATCGGCGATACGACCACCCAGATCGGTTTAAGGCACGGCCAAGTTGGCTTGTATTGGGAACCATGTGCGCTGCCAACAGAAGAAGAAGCATCAAAGGAGAAGGGGAAACCCGGAAGACCGAAAGCATTAAATGAAATCCAGAAACAAGAAGTTATTGCCTTCATTGCAACATTCCCAGAAGATGACCATTCCAAGTGGCAGAAGTGCTTGGATAAATTTAAGCTGTCTTGTCATATAGAAACCATAAAAAATGTATGGAAAGACAAGCTCAAAACTGACACTACAAAAAATTAAAAAGAATTACAAAAAATGGTATTTTTTTTACCCCATGAGATCCACAAAAAATTACCCACAAAAAACCCCCCTATAAGGGGGGGGGTTATTTTTTTTGTTGGGCAATTTGTTATGTGGGACTCGGCGCCGCAAAAAAACAATTGTTTTTTGCAGTCGCCTTGTCGATAGGGTGACGAAATGAACATGGAACCGTCCATAATTGTTAGCCAAATACCAAGCAAGGAAGCTGAACCGTGGTTACTCGTTCGACATTATGCAAAAAGAAAATGCCCCATTTCCTATGCTTTCGGCGCATTCATAAACAATGAAATAATTGGAATTGTTACATTCGGAACTCCACTATCATCAACCCTTCGCGATGGAATATGTGGAAAAGATAATTCTTCTTTTGTTTTAGAATTAAATAGACTTTGTTGCAATACTCAAAAAAACCTTGCATCAATATTGGTCGGTCGGTCTTTGGCTATGTTGCCACATCCATCAATTGTTGTTTCTTATGCTGACACTGGACAAGGCCATGTCGGGTATGTGTATCAAGCAACAAATTTTATTTATACAGGATTGTCCGCTCAATTTAAAGATCCAATGGTAAAGGGTATGGAAAACAAACATCACACTACAATAGGAGACGAGGGAAGAGGACATCCATCAAGAGTTGAGTTTCTTAGGCAAAAATATGGAAATGAGAATGTTTATTATATCCAAAGAAACAGGAAGCATCGATATGTCTTTTTTTGTGGATCTAAAACACAAAAAAGAAATTTTATCAAATGTCTGAAATATTCAGTTCAACCATATCCAAAAGGCGAGACTCAGAGATATGACGCATCTGGAGAAATTGAAACACAATTAACTTTATTTTAAACACCTAACACTTTTGCAGGCGAAGATACGTGGTGTGTTGGACGCCTGCAAATACGCCACTGTTTTTCTTGGTGGGAGCGGCAGACTGCGCCCTTTATTCAGAGCCAAAAAACGAGAAACTATTTGCAAAAGAAAAAAACTATGCGAAAAAAAGTATTCGATGCACGACCAGACGCGAGACGCGGCGGAATACGACGAAGCCAGCTACACGCCCGACTTCTACAGCTTCGACGATCCGACTGCCGGTCACGCATTCCGCATGACGGCGTACCGCGAAGCCAGCGAGAAACTCCTGGTTGTGCTCAACAAAACGATATCGTTCTTGGCAGAACACGGCTACAGCCGGAGCAAGACTTTGTGGGGCGTGGCGTTCGCTCTTGGTCATCCGCTAACCGCAGGGATGTCGATGCTAGAAGCAGGACGCGAACTAGGCTGCACAAAACAGGCGATCTCGAAGATAGCAATGGACTTTCTCGACACGACAGGCCTACCTCCTAGCACATCTTTGAAAAGCGAGGAAGCACGCAACACCTACCGAAAAACAAACACCAACAAATATGGAACAAAACGAAATCACGGCACTAACCCTGCCAGTCATTGAAACAGAGATCCGCACCGCATACGCGGAGGCCAACGCCTTAGCCGTAACGGCCAAAGGCAATGCACGCGCTGCCGTCTTACGCATGGCAGACTGCGGGCAGATGCTCATGGTCGCCAAGGATCACGTGCGCGGCAACCGCAACGAGTGGCTTGCATCGCTTGGCATTGATCCAGACAAGGCGGCCAAGGCAATTCACCTAGCACGCAACCGTGATCAGCTTGAGCTAGACCTATGGCCTGCCGACATGGCCAAGCTCGGAGCGCAGATGCTCGGCATCCTACCGCCTCCAGGTTCTTCGGGACGTGAAGAGAACGACCCAGAACGCACCACGGGCGCAAGCACGCATTGGCTGACCTATGCAGGGAAACTGCAACGCTCGTTCGCTGACCTCTTCACACGCAAGCCGGTGGAACAATGGCGGCACGACGAGAGAGAATCATTAAGGATTGCAATTAAGCCAATCGCAGAACTTTACGCCAAGTTAAATGATTGAGAATGTTATGAAAAAATTAAGAGATTCCTATAACTAGCTCTCCCCTACGGGTTAACATACTCTCTTTGCTCCCGTATGAATAGTCTAAAAAATCTGAGTTATAAAATTACCACATGAAGATCGAACAAATACCAACCGAGAAGCTCATTCCTTACGCTCGAAACGCAAAAAAACATGACGCCGCGCAGGTCTCAAAACTAGCCGGAAGCATTCGCGAGTTCGGCTTCAACAACCCGGTGCTCATCGACAAAGACAACGGTATCATCGCCGGGCATGGTCGCGTGATGGCTGCACAAAAGTTGGAACTAAGGGACGTGCCTTGCATTAGGCTCGGCCATCTCACCGATACGCAACGCAAAGCCTACATCCTTGCAGACAACCGACTGGCTGAGTTAGGAGGTGGGTGGGATGAGGAGTTGCTAAAACTTGAAATCAAAGACATCGACTGGGGCGAGTTGAAAGAAATTAGCGTTGATGATTTTAATTTCGGAGAAATTGATTTCGAGGAAGAAAAGGAAGAACCAAAGAGCGACGTCGACGCCGACCCCCAGATCGACAAGGCCGATGAACTCCGCGCCAAGTGGGGCGTCGAGCCGGGGCAACTTTGGGAGCTTGGGGATCATCGGTTGCTGTGCGGGGATAGCACGAAGAAGGAGGATGTAGATAGAGCATTGGGGGGGGCTTCGCCGCTGCTTATGGTTACTGATCCGCCGTATGGGGTGAACTACGATCCCAACTGGCGCAACGAGGCCGACCGCGCCAACGGCAAGCCCTACGGCGCGAGCGCCGTAGGGCTTGTGACAAACGACACGCGCGCTGACTGGCGAGAGGCTTGGGAACTTTTCAACGGAGACGTTGCCTATGTTTGGCACGCAGGACTGTTTGCGCCAACCGTTGCAGAAAGCCTGGTTGCCTGCGGGTTTGAGCTTCGCTCCCAGATTGTTTGGGCAAAAAGCAACTTTGCCATTGGGCGCGGAGACTACCACTGGAAACACGAGCCTTGTTGGTATTCAGTGCGGAAAGGGAAGAAGGGCCACTCAAAAGGAGACAGGTCGCAAACAACTTTGTGGGAAATTGACAAGCCCCAAAAATCCGAGACGGGCCACTCCACGCAAAAGCCCGTCGAGTGCATGGCTCGCCCGATCCGCAATCACGACAGTGAGTTTGTTTACGAACCCTTCAGCGGCAGCGGCACAACCATCATCGCCTGCGAGCAACTTGGCCGCAAATGCCGCGCCATCGAAATCTCGCCCGCCTATGTCGCCGTGGCGATCCAACGCTGGGTGGACGCCACCGGCAAAGAACCGCGCAAATTGTAATGCCAAAGAAACCCGCACCGCCGCAACCCGCATCCGATCTCCAGGGGAAGATCCGCGAAGCCGAGTTTAAAAACATCCTGCAAAAACTGAAGGACGGCAAGACGCTGACGGCGCGAGAGTCAAAGATTGCGGCAGAGTTTGCGGCAAAGCGGGACGGCAAAGGGCTAACGCAGGCCGAACTTGCGGCGGCCTGGGGCATGACGCAGCCTAACATTCACAAAATGGTCAGGCAGGGAATGCCTATGACCAGCATCGAGGCCGCTACGGAGTGGAGGAAGGACTGGCTCGAAACGCATGGGCGAGGCGACACCGCACCGGAGAACATCCAGCAGGCGAAGCTACGGAAGACACTACTGGAATGCGAGAAGATCGAGTTTGCGCTTTCGGTTGATCGCGGTGAATACATCAAAAACGCCGTTGTGCGCGAAGCAGGCATCCGCATCGGAGCGATCTTCTCGGCCAAACTCGCGGCATTGGTCAACGACGCCAGCGGCGCGTTGGCCGGACTCGACGAAGCAAGCTTGAGAAAGAAGTTGCACGAGCGCACGCAAGCGATCCTTGCCGAGATCCGCAACGAATTAGAAAAGGTATGAACTACGAAACACGAACAACAAAAATGATAGTCGGAGTAAAAAACCAACAAATATTTGACGACAGCGTCACCGAGATCGAGATCGTTGACGAGGCCGCTGGGGAGTTCTTGGAGATTAGCCAAGACGATCAAAAGCTGCGCTTCGACCCCGAAGAATGGCAACACGTCCGAGCCGCTATCGAGAAGATGTTTAAGCTTTGCAGAAATTATGACTAAGCAAGAACTCTGGAAAATTTACTCAAAACGCAATCCTTCATTCGACGGCGAAGGCAACGTGACGCTGTCCGCTGCCGGACTTCGCAAGATGTTTGAAACGACGTGGGAAATTGCTATGTATGACGGAGAAGAAGAGCCGAGTTCTAAACAACCGTCTCCGAATGTAGACGCGCTCAAACAGATTTTCGGAATGCGATGAACCCACTAGCACAAGGCATCCGCGACGGAATCAAACTCGCGTTCGACGGCACGATCTTAGACTGGGCAAGCGACCACGTTAACTTTCCGAACTCGGATCGCGCTTCGCGCTTCGATCCGTCGGTTGCGCCGTGGCTCAACGCGCCGCTGCTTGCGGCAAGTGATGACGAGACGACGCAAGTATTTCTTCGCGCCCCGACTGGGGGCGGGAAAACTACCATGATGGAAACTTTGGCCTGTTTCATTGTTGCACAGAAGCCTGGGCCGACTTTGTTCGTCGGTCAGACTGACGACATGGTCAAGGACTGGACGGAGTCGCGACTGCTTCCGATCTTCAACGAATGCCAGCCGGTCAAAGACCTGTTCCCAGAAGACCGGCACGCTCTCAGAAAAACGACTATACTTTTCCCACATATGGTTCTCTTCGCAGGCGGCGCGAACATGACGAACCTTCAAGAAAAATCCATGCGCTACTGCATCGGCGACGAGGTCTGGCGGTGGAAAAGCGGGATGATAAAAGAGTTGAAGGCGAGACACCACGACCGCTGGAACCGCAAAACGCTTCTCGTCTCGCAGGGATGGGACGCAGGGCACGAGGCCGACGCTGAATGGGACAGCGGAACGCGAGAAGTCTGGGGCTGGACTTGTTCCCATTGTGGGAACTGGCAGAGATACCTATTCGATCAGATCGAATATGTGACCGAACGCGACGACAAGGGCGGCATCTTGTGGGACAAGGTGCAGGACTCGGTCGTTATGAAATGCGAGCATTGTGAAACGCGCTATAAAGACGACGCAAGCACTAGACGAAACCTTGCAAATACTGCAACTTACCGTGCACTTAACCCACATCCGGTGCGAGGGCATCGCTCGTTCGAATATCCCGCTTATGCTGTGTGGTGGATTCCGTGGTTTTCTATCGTCAAGGAATGGATCGAGGCCAACGAAGCCAAGTCATCCGGCAACCTAGAGCCGCTCAAACAATTTATTCAGAAGCGCAAGGCTCAGACTTGGCAGGACGAAGTCACGAGCGACTTGCCAGAAATCACGACCGGCGACTACGCGAAGGCCGAATACTTGGAAGGGCAGAAGATCGACGGCGAACACAGACGCTTTATGTGCGTGGACAAACAGCGCGACCACTTTTGGTGCATCGTCCGCGCCTTCCGCGTGGACGGCTCTTCGATGCTCTTGCACGAGTCGCGACCGCTGACGTGGGAGACGCTCGACGCCATCCAACAGCAGTTCGACATCATGCCTAGGTGTGTTGTAGTGGATGCTGGCTATGACACGCCATTGGTTTACGAACAATGCGCTCGGCGTGGGTGGACGGCTTCGCACGGATCGGGGCAGGACGGCTTTTATCATATCGAAAGTGGCAGGCGCACACGTCGCTTTGTTTCCAAGATCGAAGGAGCGCAAGCCGGAAGCGATGGACTGAAGTGCGCTTATTTCTTTTTCTCGAACGAAGGCATCAAGGACAAACTCGCTTCACTTCGCCAGGCTGACGCCACGCCGAAGTGGGAAGTTGCGCGGGATGTGTCCGAAGACTATCGCAAGCAGATGTTGTCGGAGATGAAGAAGGACGTGACCAATTCAAAAACCAAACAAGTCGAGCAACGATGGGTTCGCATTGGCGGCAGGCCGAACCATCTTTGGGACTGCGAGTGCATCGCGCTTGCGTCCGCTATGCTGGCAGGGGTTTTGCCGATAGGCGCGGAGAGCTAGGTTTTAAGCGGATACGACAAGGCCGAAAAATAATTTTATTTTTTTCTTTTCAAAAATAAAAAAACAGAAGATATTTGAAACATCGAAGGGCAAGAAGCCCGACGAAAAAAACCTAAAAAGAAAAAACAAAAAGAAAACAAAATGAAAACAAACATCTCTAAAACTCAAATCGAAGTTCTGAAGTTCCACGCAGGACTTATTAGCAGAGACGAACTTCCATCTAATTGGATCAACACAATGCATTCCCTCATCAAAAGAGGGTTGATGGATGAAAATCGTGATCCGATTAAGACTTGGATCTATAAACCAACAATCAACGAGAAAGGGCTTGCTGCACTCCAGCAAGCCTAACACAACCGGCGCGGGTTCAATCCCCGCGCCTTTTCTTTTTTTTGACATCGCCATCAAATGAATGGCGATGAACAAATCATTTTTTGGCCTGCCGCTTGCAACTCTGCAAGAATTGCAGGGCGATTTCACGGCTTGCTTGAAGGCAATAGCCGTTGCAGGCGCGTCGTATAGCATCGCAGGGCGCTCGTTCACTCGCGCTAATCTTGCCGAGGTCGCACAGACGATCAAAGAATTACAGGCCGCTATTGACAATGCGAGCGGATCTCGTGTAAGAAGGTTCACGCCGACGTTTCCAACCCAGCGCCCATAATGCAAGACATCATCACAAAAGCCCTTTCTCTTGTTGCGCCCAAGGCCGCGCTGGATCGCATGGTCAACCAAGCGAAGCTCCGCAATTTCGGACGATTCGACTCAGCATTGACGAGCGAAAAGCGCGGGATCTCGCGCGGGGTG